AGCTGCAACGCAAGGTATGGTTAATACTATGGTTGGAGCTGGGCTGAGTAAATTTGCTGCACCAGCTGTTGCGCCGGCGTTCAAGAAGACCGCGATAGGCACAATGGATGTAGCTGATTCTACAAGTGAATTAAGAAAGAAATTATTTCAAGCCGGCGGTCAGATGACTCCAGCCGACTCAACTAACAACGCCAGGCTAAAAAGTCTTATGTCTGTGCCAGGCGCAGTTAAGTCTTTCATGCTTAATAAGAGATTACCAGGTACCATTGGCGCACAATTGGATCAACAACTATCCACTAAGTCGCCGGATAGGAAGCTTCCGGAAGCTACTAATCCTAACGTTCAGGCGGTAGGAGCATTTAATAAATCACTTAGTCAGCCTGAGATGGATGCACTCATCAATACTACAGCGAACCCATTTGGTAAGCAAGGGTGGTTAAAGAATGTAGTATTTAATCCAAAAGTTGATATTACAGGTGAGAAGATGTATAAGGCTGGTAAAGCAGCTAGGGGGTTATATAACTTGAATAAAGAAGGATATAAATTCTAGATCATGGAAAGAAACTCTAGGTTAGAGCACTTCGGTAATATGACTGTGCCGAGAAAGCCAATAGGTTTGATGAAGTCAACCGCTAAGAACCCACTGACTAGGAAGCAGTTAGATGCTTCTAAGAGAATGGACGACAGGAAGGACTCTTCGTTACGTGGTGCCGGAGCTGTACCAGGAGCGGTTAATAAACAACGTACATATAGGTAGTTATGGCAAGTCCAACAACTAAAATCAAAAGATTGTATCAAGTACCTAAGCAAGACAAACACGCGTTTAGTCTACAGTATAAGAAAGATACAAGTAAGGACCCATCTATATTTCCTAAGAAGAAAGCTCTGAAAGGCGCTAAGTTAGGATTGCTAGGTATGGGATCTATGCAATATCAGAATGGTACACCGCCTAAACACATAGGATTACTTAGTAAGAAAAAGAAGTAACATATAGATGATAATGGAAAATGTTGATAATATTATAGTTAAACCTGGATGGTGGGCACCAGACCCAGCACTTATTTCTGCGTCTGAACAATTGAGACAAGAGAAGGAGTGGTTGAGGAAGAAGTCTGGCTACGATGGAGTTAAGCCTACAGAACTAGGGATAGAAGCTTATAGATATACTTCTAAACTACATCCTAAATTTTTCGAGGGAAGAACTCCGCCGGCAGTACCACTAGATTCGTTAGAGAATATAGAATGGTACGAGGACCAGTTGAAGCGGTGTGTCTATGGATTCGAGTATCGCGGGCAACGTATTACAGGCGACCATTACTGGGTACTTAATATGTTTCCATTTCTTGTAGCTAAGTTAGACAAGGCTGGTAAAGTTACCAATGAGTTCGACACAGGCTTTCCATACTATGCTGGAATGCATGATTACTTATTTAAAACTATAGAACAAGCTCATTATGAGGGTAAAGCATTCTGTTGGATGTCGGGTCGTGGATCCGGCAAGACCTACATGATACTTTCTATCCTCGCAAAAATATATCACTTAAAACCTAAATCACATGGAATTGTATCGGCATCTAACTCCGGGCATGCAACAGAATCATTTACGAAACTATTGCAAGGGCTTGATGCTTTAGCTGAGGTACATCCAACACTTGCTCTACATAGACTACAGGATACTAAATCACTGTTAGAGTCCGGGCAAGAGATAATGAAGGATGGTATTAAGTACAAAGAAGGTCCTAGATCTAGACTTCAGAAGGTAGTATACGGAGACAACGCCGGTGCTACTAGAGGTAGTCGTCCTGATGCACAGCTGATGGAAGAGGTCGGTGACTGGTCTACCGGTAAGGGAGATTTAAAATCTTGTATCGGTGCATCTATCGGATCATGGCGTGTAGGATCAATTAACAAGTGCCGTGTCTTCATGATCGGTACTGGTGGATCTATAGCTTCAGATCAGATCAAGGATGTGTTTAACACACCACAGTCCTATAACTTATTAGAGTTTAAGGACTTTGCTCCTAAGTCTTGCTTCTTCTTACCTGCTCACTATTTCTTAGGAGGTATGGGGTGGGAAGAGACAAGCGTAAATGACAACGAAGGTGCCAAGAAATTTCTTGACGCTGAACGTGTTAGAACAAAAGATGATATGGAAATTCATGGAAAGATTATCCAAGAGTTTCCTTACACAATAGAAGAAGTATTCCGTAAGAACGGAACTAACAACTTCAATCAAAGAAATATAGCCTATCAATGGACGAAGCTACACTACGAATGGAAAGATAAGCGTCCAAAGAAAGGATTCTTGACTTGGATTAAATCGACGTCAGGATCTATAAAAGGAGTCAAATGGGAAGAGAATCCTGCTGGAAATATTGAGATAATGGAACATCCTTATAAAGGAGTTTCAGGTAAGGAAGTATTTCAGGATCTATATGTTGGTGGGGTCGACAGTATAGACCAGGGTATCGCCGATTCGACGAGTATTAAAAATCGTTCTTCACTTGCGTGCTTAATTAAAAAGAGAATTGTTGATGGTAAATTTTTTACTCAAACATCAAACCTTTATGTAGCCAAGTATGTTGGACGTAGTATAGATGTGAGATGGGATTATGAGGAGACACTCAAGCTATCCATGTACTACAATGCTAAGATGAATATAGAATACACCAAGATCGGTGTAGTTAACTATTTTCGCGAAGCCAAACAATACCATAGGTTACTTAAACGTCCGTTAGTTGCGATGCCCTCTAAAGGAGAGAAGATAGATGGACTACAGAAGGATCAAAGTAATTTGATCGGTACTCCAGCATCTGCAAACGTGATTGACCACCAAGACGGGAAAGTCAAGGAATATATCGAAGACTACTGCGACAACATTTTCTTTATTGATGTACTAGAGCAACTACGTGATTACCAGCGCGAAGATAGGCGTAAGTATGACTTAGTAATTGCAATGGGACTCTGTGAGCTAGCAGATGAAGACATGTTCGGGATTGCGGCTAGAGGCGAAGACTCACTGACAGCTGAGTTTGTAGCATTTGGCTACTACAATGATGAGCGTGGTATTAAACATTATGGTAAATTACCTACTAAAACTAATGTTGAGGAGAAAAAGAACTTAGAGAAACCTGGGTCATTATCGTTAGCCACATGGATCGATATGTCAGGTAAACCTAGATTTGATGAGAACTTCGACATCGGAGATGCAGATGATCTGCCGTTACCTAAAGAAAGTAGTCAAGAATCAATATAACTTTAAATACTTCCCGTCGGAGTGATCTGACGGGTATTTACCCTTATAGTGGAGTGGAGTCTATGCCGGTCTGTCACATCGGAGGTCATCAGTTCGAACCTGATTAGGGGTGCTAATTATAATATTTTATGGATAAAACATTACTAACGCAACTTGTTGAAGATTCGACATCGCTAGCTTCTGTGGCGCGCAAATTATATAACAATGATAATTGTGGGAACAGAGATACAATCAAAAAATATATAAAACTATATAAGTTAGATACTTCACACTTCACTAATAAACAGACGCATAATTTAAATAATTTAAAATCTCGTCGCACTTTAAAAGAGATACTAGTTATTGACTCTATTTTTGATACAACAAATCTTAAAAATAGATTATATAAAGAAGGTCTAAAAACACCGGTTTGTGAGCTTTGTGGTCAAACAGAACTATGGCGTGGAGAGAAGATGAGTTTAATATTGGACCATATAAATGGAGTTACGTCTGATTTAAGAATAGAAAATCTACAGATAGTGTGTCCTAATTGTAATGCAACACTTACGACCTTTAGTGGTAAGAAAAATAAAAAGTAAAATGCCGATATGGCGGAGCGGTTGAACGCAGCAGATCTGTAATCTGCCTACGAAAGTACACGGGGTTTCGAATACCTCTATCGGCTCAAATGAAAGTGTTATCGTATTAATATTAAGTTGTCAAACTATTAAAATTAAACTATAATAGTCTTGATAAGATTTTTAATTCTTTATATGAAGTAACATGGAAAATAAGAAAGAAAAGGTTCCGGAGCTGTTAGTGCTTCCGGTCGCATTAGTCAATGATCTACTTACATACTTAGGCACAAAGCCTTTCACAGAAGTAGAACCGTATATAAATGCTATTAAAAGAGACGCTAAACTTGTAGATAGTATTTCTCCAGTTGATAAGGAGATTGTAAAAGACGAGCTCGCTGTAAAACCAGACGGACCTCAAGCCTAGTTAAACTAATGATAATGTAAGATATGAGAGTAACAAATATTGAGAAAGTAAAGCCAGCAAAAGATAATGTTGTTGTGAAGACCGTCGAGCTCGACTCCAACAGTAACTTATTCTTTGCGAAAACTAAAAATATAGACCCTAAAAACGCAGAACTAGCTTACGGAGAAGTACTTGCAGTAGGACCAACAGCTAATGAGGCTGGTAATTGTCCCGGTGTAAGTGTAGGAAGTAAGTTTGCATTCAATAGATTTGCAGGATCGCATATTGCATCAAACAATATGAGTGAGATCTACAAGATACTAGGCGGATATAGTTTAATTGCGGAGTTAGAGGATTTCGAAAACTTAAACGAAGACACGATTCGACCAACAGATAACAGACTATTACTAGCTGTTAAATTTGTAGATGAAGATGATAGTGGGGTGTACCTTGACGAGAAGTCGGCAAGTGATCCAACGCTTGAGGATTTAGACTATGGATTAGTTGTAAGGGTTGGACCTTCATGTAAATTAGGATACAAAGTAGGTGAGATAGTTGCATACCCTCCATATGCCGGGGAACAGATAAGAGCTGCCCTGTCTGTGGATAAGCCAGCACTACGCGTACTTATTGAGGAAGATGTTCTTCTAACTATTTAGCACATACATACAGGGCTCACTATAACAGGTGAGCCTTTTGTTTTTATACTAATAAGAAAAATTTAATACATAACGAATGGCATCCACAAGTAGTAATCACTACAGCGACCACTATCTAGAGGATATTCACATTACGAGATAGAAATCAGATTAAGACGTTCCGCGATTATTACTATGGCGTACGTAATGAGAAGGATTTTGCCTATCTCACTGAGAACTTCGGCATTGGGACGCCGTCGAAACTCAAATTCACATCACTTATTAAGCCTAGGATAGACGCGTTGCTTGGTACCATGGTATCAGAGAAATTCACTTATAGAATTGCAGCAACTGACGATAAGACTATCTCACAGGCAGAAGAGGATAGAAAAAACAAACTTATATCGGAGATAGATGTAAAACTAGATGCTCTTGTAGACAGGGTTATAAATGACTCAAAGACTAACAAAGCACAGAAAGATAGTTTACTCACTCCGCCTGAACAGATCTCTCCACCTAAGACTCCACCAGTGCCGGATACCGGTGAACTAGGAGCAGCTCTTAGAAAGATAACTTCCAAATATACAACTAACTACATCTCGGACTTCGAGATTGCGGCTCAGGATATTCTCAGATTCTTTGAGAATGATATTAGGGTAGATCTGAAACAAAAACTAAAACAACTTGCACTTGACTTACTAATTACCGGGGAAGCTTACTGGCGCGTTTATTGTGACCAAGTAGGAGCTGATCCTGTATTGGAGATAGTTAAGCCTGAGAATATGTTCTATAATAAGAACACTAATAGTCAGTACATAGATACTACTGACGCTGTAGTACATAGAGAGTATCTAACTAGAAAAGATGTTCTGAGGCGTTATGGTAAATATATGGACGATGATCAGAAAGTCTATATATTTGGTAACAATGCTAGGACTAGAACGGCGCGTAGTCTTAGGTCTGCAACTGATCTAGAACTATTCTACAATGATGTAGATCCTGTATTTGGGCAGAAATCATACACTATGCTTGATGTACTCGAGGTATTTCACGTAGAGTGGTTAGCTTTAAACTCCGTAGATCTTACTACAGAGGAGAAGGAAGATGGATCGACAGTTGAGGGTTATATGTCTGACGTCACTAAAAACGGCTGGCGGACTGATAGATACGAAGGTATAAGAATATCTGGGTCGGTCTATGTCAATTGTGGTAAGAGTGTACATGCACCTAGAAGCGAGAGTCGTCCTAACGAAACATCGCTATCTTATGGTGGTATAGTCTACAACGATAGAAATGGTAAGCCGTACTCTATGGTGGGGGCTTTGAAAGATATTCAGGACACCTACGACTTAGTTCAGTTCTACAGAGATAATTTGATTGCAAACTCGGGTGTGCCCGGGGAAAGAATAAATATAGCTGGTATTCCTAAGAAGTTAGGAAATGACTTCATGGAAAGATTGCTCAAGCATATGGCACTGATGAAAAATGGTGTGATGCTTGTAGATCCAACAGAACAGGGAGCACAGCTATTTCAACATTACGGATCATTCGATAACTCGGTTAATGGACAATCGCTTACTGCTATCGAGGGAGTATTACGCGCGATAGAGAACCAGGCTAATGCTATAGCTGGTACATCTCCGCAGATGCTTGGACAAATTCAGCAGAGAGATGCTGTTACTAACGTACAAGTTGGTATCAAGCAGACTCAGGTAATGAATGAAGACCTATTTGAGCTTGTTAGAGCTAATACTAAGAGATTGCTGAGCTCTATGCTCGATATCTCTAAAGTATGCTACAGCAAGGGTAAGAAGGGCTCCTACATCATGGGCGCCGAAAGTTATGCATTTCAGATCCTACCAGAGAAGTTCTGCTTTAGTGATTTCGCAATTAGTCTTACTTTTGCTAGTCAAGACGAAACTAAGTTGCAGGAAGTTAGAGCGCTGGCTAAGGAGCTAGTTGCTGCACAGGCTATGGATCCTACAGTACTGACTCATATCGTTATGTCTGACTCTATCACAGAGATTCAGAGAATGATTGATGAGGCATATGCTAAGAGGAAAGAGGAGAATGATGTTCTCGGTCAGGCACGTGCTAAGATTGATCAGCTTACTGCTCAGTTGGAACAGTTAACCGGTCAGTTTAATACTGCATCACAGAAAGTACAGACACTTCTACAGTCTGGCGAGCAACATAAGACTAGAGAGCTTGATCTTAAAGAGAAAGAATTGAATTTGAAATATAAAGTTGAAGATAAGAAAATCGATAAGAAAGACGTTGTAGATAATAAAACACTAGATCTTAAAGAGGAAACAGTTCAACTAGAGCGGGAGCAACTGTACTTAGAGACCGGTCCTGGGAATTCAAAAGAAGTTAAAAATATGTAGCCATGGTAAAAGAAATTGAAATAAGCAATACTACAGAGCTTCTTGAAACAGGTCAGGAACTTAATGCAGAACACTATCCGGAAGTTGTAACAGCTACTATGACTGATGACGGACAGACCATGACTGTTACAGTTAATAGGAACTTACGATCCGGGTGTGTTCGGACTATTGGGTTATACTATATGATGCCAACTTATGAGCAGCAACTTGTTACAGAGTATGAGATAGAGACATTCGGTCCTAGTTCTACTGTAACTGCAGCTACAGAGTATGTATTTGACATAAGTTCGGTTATGACTCAACTTATTCAGCCGGCACCAGAACAATTAGCCGATGAGACTATAAGTATTAGGTTGTATACTTACGAGTCAAATACTCCATTTAACTATGGAACTTGTTATCCGGAATATAGTGCAATTGCTTCTTATGTAACTGGAGATTATGTTCAGTATGGCGGAAGACTTTGGTTATGTGTACTAGCTTCGGTGGGAAATCTTCCTACTGTTACTAAGTATTGGAATGCAAGTGGTGTTCCATCATCAGGCACAATGGAGTTTAACACACCATATACAGTTAGTTATCCAAGTAATTCAATATTACCGTCATCAACAGATGGGTGGTATGCACTTAGAATTTCTGACATAGAAGAATTCGATATAGCAGTACAATATTATACAGATGATATCGTGTGGTACACAGATGGATTCTATAATTGTATAGCAGACACGCTAGGAAATCTTCCTACTGATGTTACATATTGGATTGTTATGACAGACGAAGAGTTAAGAAATCTCTATGAGTTTGGGCACGAAGAGTCTAATTCGTTGGCGACTGTGATTAACTCTAATCTATTGGTTACCAGATATGTAAAGCAGAAACATATATACGAATTACTTCTTAAAACTAACTACAAGAGATATGATAACATAGCTGTAGTTAATCAGTTAGAAAAATTGTTTGCTATGAGAGAGGCTGCAGTAGTTCATCTTTTTGCTGGCAATCCAATACAAGCGAGATATATGTTGGATCTGATAACAATAGAAGTAAATAGCTACACTGTGAACAATGGAGAGCAGAGAGTGATTGAGAATATAACTAATTTTACTATATAATGAAGCAAGCTATATATTTTGGAAATGTCACATC